AAGCACATTGCAGAGGGCATCGCTCAAGATGCCTATATGAACTACCACCGAGCCCGTCTCCAGCTCCCTGAGGGGCAGGAGATGGTCGATCAGGTCCGCAAGTATACGGTGGTTGACCGTGGTGAGGTTTATGCTATTGTATATCGTGACGGCTTCGACGCCGGTATGCCTAAAATCTACGCTACAGTCAACAAAGCAACCAAAGCCGTATGTTTGAACTAGCACTGATCGCAGGGCTCTCCCTGAGCCCCCTAGACGCCTCTGAGAGGATAAATATGTTCTGTGCTGAAGTGGTGGGCATCCCCTACGCCTCTGACGATTTCAGCGACGAGCAATGGAACCGATTTGTATATTGTAGAGAAGGAATTAGAGTACCACAATGAAAAAACTACTATCAGCACTAGCAATTACAGCATCATTCATACAAGCAAGTCCAGCCAGCGCATTTGGACCAGAAATGACTTGGAGAAGTGATGTTCTCCTATGTAAAGATGCACCAAAAACACAAGCACGCTGCTATAGCGGTAAGGGTCCATCCTCCCCGCAATTATATAATCAGATCAAATCACAGGCTCAGAGTAATCCTACAGTTAGCTATATGTACGGATTCGCCGCCTTTTCCCCCAGAGATTCTGCACCAAGCGATAGTTATATGCGACAAGAAGCCCAGTTCTCGGTAACTGATATTACTGGTGAGAATAAATTTTATTTTACCGAACAAGGCGATGCTTATGTTTGTCCATCATATAGCGATGGTTGCTACTATGAAAGTGCTTTCAGCCTAAACCAAGTATTTGAAAGAGTTGCAAGAGGAAATGCCTTAAAGTTTAAAAGGCTTGAGCAGTTTCAGGGAAACTGTGTTTTGGTTGATTATGTTGTAACTAAAACTTATACTGTAAAGAATGTTATCGCATTCGCGTATCCCGGAGTTGTTTGTACATATTGACGATAAAGGACAATTAATTCAAGAAGTATAAAAAAAATGAAGAAACTATTTGCTATCCTTGCTGCTCTCAGTGTAGCAGTCCCCGCTAATGCGTTTATTGAAGTACCAGAAGAAGAGAAAGGACCCAAAGTAAATAAAACTAAATTATCCCTATGGATTTGCTTCGACCTTGATAGTCGTGGTGAGATGATAGCTGGGAGCTGGAATAAGAAGTGTGCTGATGTTGGTAACCAGACAGAGATGTGGTGGACTGGTGCTGAGAAGTGTGATGATTTTGTGGGATGTGCTAAGGCTGGTATGTTCATGGTCAATGACTTCTTTGATACCGCATATTATGAGGGTGAGTTGTATGAAGGAAAAATCCCCACGTTTGTAGATAAGACCACTCCCATCACATATTATCCATTAGTTACTATTAATTGTAGGAAAGGTTCATCTGGCGTATATCTAAAAGGTATTGACTGGGAGCGTAACTTTAAAGACTATAACCCCACAATGTATCGTTATTACACCTCAAACCTTCAACGTGAAATTTGCAATAAAGCATATAATGTAGACACCAAAGCAATCAAACGTAGCTTTGGATATATTGCTATGAGTGCTGCTTGTAGTGCGGCACACGATGATAATTGGGAGAAGCGAGAGAAGTGTAAAGAGGACTTTGTACGCAAACAAGAACGACTCCAATGGAAATGATCCCTGACGAACAGTACAACCAAATACTCAAATCTATGCCGATCTTCTGTGTAGATTGGCTCATTAGATGTGGTAACAAGTATCTCTTACTACAGAGAACTCAGCAACCATTGAAAGGTCGGTACTGGCATATTGGTGGTCGCCTACGTATGGATGAAACCATCGAAGAGGCTGCTATTAGACTACAAACACGTGAGCTTGGTCGTTACTGTGGTGTGGGTAGATTCCTTGGCTTCTCTAACTATATGTTCGAGAAGACTGATGATGCCCGTGCTACTCACACACCAGCTATTACCTACCTAGTTGATGTTAATGAGTTTTTCATCCCCAAGCTAGATGATACTGAGTCTGGTCACATCTGGACCACTAGCCTACCCGAAGACTTCGTAAAACAGACACAGCTAGTTACCAACGCACAGTTAAACTACCTGGATCTGGTCTAGACAGTCTCCGAACTGTCCACCATCCAGCCATAGGGCACCCCCATGCCCTATACTATATTCATAGCAAACGAGGCACATGACCAAGAACCTTCACCTAGAGCACCCCGAGGACATGCTTCTCACCGGTGACGAGGCTGTTCTAGACTGGCTTGCTGCTACCTCACAGGTATCAGTCAAGATGGACGGTGCTCCCGCTATCGTGTGGGGCACCAACCCCGAGAACGGTAAGTTCTTTGTGGGCACCAAGTCAGTCTTCAACAAGGTCAAGGTCAAGATCTGTTACGATGCTGAGGACATTCTCTTCAACTATGGTAGCAACGATAACTTGGTCGAGATTCTTCTCACCTGCCTCGATTTCCTCCCCCGCACTGAGAACATCTATCAAGGTGATTTCATTGGTTTCGGTGGTGAGTCTGCTTACAAGCCCAACACCATCATTTATGATTTCGGTGAGGTGATCCAACAGCAGATGATTGTTTGTCCTCATACAATTTACAATGGCGAAACTATCAAAGACTCTGTTGCATCTCCTCTTCTGGATGTACTGGACAGCACTAATGACGTACTTTTCGTTCAACCTACTGTTGATAGTATTCCCAACCGTGATGGTGAATCATACATGACTCTTGTTGAGTTGTTTATGGATTCCACCTTCCTGACTGAGAAGAAAGCCAAGGAAGTTAAGATCATCATCAACTCATTCATTCGTGAGGGTAAGACACTCACTCATGACCTTCTTACTCTTATTCTTGAGTGTGAAAGTCTCGCCCATCTGTATCTCGACATGATGGCGTATAAGGATACAATGATGGATAACATCATCGTGTATGATGGTCCCACTGCCTTTGCTGACGGTGAGCCTATCATTGCTGAAGGTTTTGTCCGTAGCAACCAGTATGGTACAATGAAACTGGTCAACCGATACCAATTCTCTCGTATCAACTTCAACAACAAAAAGTTTGCCTGATTAACATGACTCTTATCAACTGGACCGAAGAAGAACGCGAAGATTGTAAGCGTCGTGACGTTAACATCTTCATCCTCAATACTACACGTGAGGATATTATAGAGATGGATGCTGAGCTCCCCACTGACACTCACATTATCGAGTATGTTGTAGATGGTGAGACCACTTACGATGCCGTCCGCGCATACAAGAAGTCATGCATCTTTGATGAGTACTACGATAAGTTCAAGCGTGATGGTATTTCTGCACAAATAGTTGCAATCACCAATGGCTATGGTAGAATCAAGCCGAAGCTTTACGGCTATCAAGCACCCGAATCTTCTAAAAAGAAATGAACAATACGACACCAGACCCAATCGACAACACAGAGCGCGTCCTAGTACGCCAGACAGTCACCGGCTTTGAGCAAGGCATTGCCGCCGGTGTGGGCTTCTTTACAGCCGGTCCCCTAGGGGCTGTAGCAGCCTGGGGTTCCATTCGTGGAGTACAAGGTAAGTGGACCCCATGGGTCCTTCTAGGGGCTGTAGCAGCGCCTGTAATCAACCTTGTGAACCTAGCAGCCCTATTGGCTGTACTCTCAGTGATCCCCGTTGAGGAGCTCCCTGAGGCAGATGAGGCAATCAACCGGATTCCTCCAACCGAGCAACTAACCAATATTTGAACTGTCCACGGAGCCCCCTATGGGGCTCATTAGTCGTTATACTATATTCATCAACCAAACACAAATGAAGAAGCTTTTCGCCGCTGCTGCCGCAACTCTCGCTTTCGCCGCACCAGCCGTTGCACAACCTTACCGCGTCCTCCAGGACGTTTGGGCAGCCCCTGCCGCCGACGGCACTGAGCACATCATTGCAGTTGAGCGTGTTGACCGTGAGGGTGACGTACTCATTACCGTTCGCCGCAATACTAGCAATGGGATTGCTGCTGAACAGTATTGGATTGACTGCGAGAACGATTGGATTGCCTATGTCCGAGAGGGTGCTGAGTCTTATCCTTGGTCTGAAATTGACCACCGTAAGATGGAAGGATGGTACTCTGACGTGGCTTGCCGTCTCAACTGAACCAATTCCCGAAGTGTCCACTTAGCCCCCTCAGCCTAGCTCAGGGGGTTATACTATATTCATCAACCAAAGGGAACCACCCGTGACCAAGACCCAAGTCCTCAAGATCATTGGCGAGACTGCTGCTAGGCACAATCTCACCCGTGAGGAGAAGTTTCAAGTCTTCTGTAATGTGTGTGACAATGCTCTTCACGCCGGACAGATCACCAAGGCACAACACACCCGCTGGACCAACATTTTCTGATCATGATTACTCAAGAAGATCGCGACT